GTTTAATTACACCAACTAGAGGTGGTGAGGGAGTTGTCAATTAAAAAGGATAAGAAAAATAAAGAGGCTTTACTAGAAGGGTTAGACTTTCTAGAAGGTAAAACTGAAAAGCCCTTTAAACCAGAAATTTTAGAGGAAAAACCTGTTAACGAAGCATTACTTAATCCAGCAACTGGTTTACCACCTGAAGAAAAGATTGGATTATTTGGACGTAAAATGTCAAAGGTTTATAAGGTAGAGGTTGGGGATATCTGTCCACATTGTAAATATTCACATCTAGAGCCAGATCCATCATTTGCAGATAAGCCTTGTGAATTTTTCGTTTACTGTCCAACATGTAATGCTCATATATGTACGTATAAGCCTATGCCACACCAAGAGGCTTTCCATAAGGATAAGCACCAAAACAAAGGATACTTTGGAGGATTCGGTTCTGCAAAGACTTATACAGGAGGTATGGAAACTATTGCTTATGCTTTACAGGTACCTAACGGTGCAGCATTAGTAGGTGCTGCCACTTGGGGACAAGTTTCTGATACATGTTTAAAATTCTTGGTAGAAAATATACCTAGAGATTTAGTTGCTAAATCTAATCAAGATAAGGTTAACTGGTATATAGAGTTGATAAACGGATTTCGTATATCAGCAAAAGCCTTGGATAAAGAAGGTAAGATTCGTTCTGCTAACTTGAACTTGATATGGGTTGAAGAAGGTTCAGAAGTATCTTATACGGTTATTGTATACATAAAAGCACGTTTAAGAAATAAAACAGCTTGGATTAAAGGTCGTAATAGGTTAAAGATGATTGTAACATCTAACCCTGACGTAGGTTGGTTAGCTACAGATTGGCTAATGGTTAGTGATGAGATTTATTATCACGGAGATGTTCCTGAAAGATATAAGGTGGAACCTTCTAGGCGAGACCCTGCAACATCTACACATATATCTGCAACTAGTGCAAATATCTATTTGCCACCTGACTATGAGGCAAATTTAAGTAAAAATAGACCTAAATGGTGGATAGATAGGTACTTACATGGTAGTTTTAAGTACGCAGAGGGTTTAGTTTATCCAGATTTTATGAACTGGTTTGAAATTCCATTCGAAATACCAGCACATTGGAAAAGAATTACTGGACTTGACTTTGGAAGACGTGATCCAACAGCTCACGTTGTAGGTGCTTTAGACCCTGTGAACAAAGTTATACACATTTATAATGAACTTGAAGAAAGTTTAGACGATAATGGTCTAACTTTGGACGAGTTAGTAGGTAAAATCAAGAAAATGCACGATTTCCCAGACTATTTATTAGCTTATCCTCATCAATGTGACCCTAGAGGACGTAATAGAGACCAAGTTTCGGGTAATAGCTGGATTGATGCATATAGAGAAAGAGGAATTATGCTTACTCCAGCCACAGATTGTGAATCAAACTCTATTGCAGTAACAATTCAAAAGATTGCAGAGTATGCTGCTCATGGAAAACTAAAAATTTTTAATACGTGTATCAAAATTAAGGACTCTTTGTCTAAATATAAGTATCCACCAAGGTCTTTAGAAGACGCAGATAAGAACCAAGGTGAATTACCTATGGATAAAAACAACCATTTACCAGATGCTATCAGGTATATGATGTCACCATTCCCTAAATTCCCAGATAATCCAGATGATTATTCTGAAATTTGGAGAGAAGTTACTATAAAAGAAAGAAATGAACAACGTGTTAAGACATTTTGGAGTAACTCTACTGATGATGATTCATATTATGTAGATGATTTTACAGATAATTTTTTATAAGGAGGAAATATGGAGACTACTGATTTAGAAAAAAAGATTGATGAATTAACAAAACTCATCAATAAACAAAACAGAACTATTACTCTTATGGCTAAAGCTTTACATTTAGTACCAGTAACAGAAAAAGAAGAAAAAAATTTACAGATTCTAAGGCGTAAAAATGAAGAACTCGCTTATGCAGTTAATGAAGAACTGGATAATATGGCAAATAAGACCAAAGAGTATGCAGAAAATGCTTTAGGAAACTTGTTCAGAGAAACTGAAGATGTATACGGAGATGTAATAGGCTCTGATATTTTAGACGAAATTTATCCAAAAAAGGAGGAACCATTAGATGCAAGAGACACTAGATAACCTTATGCAAGAGATGTCTTCACAAGAATTTTTAGAATCTAAAGGTATCACAGAGTATAAAATTGATGATATCATTAAAAACTTTGAAGACGCTGTTGCCTATAAAGAAGAACAAGCACGTATATTTAAGATACTTGACGCTGCTGACCATTCAGATATTTGGAAGGTATTTAATAAGAAAATTCCTTATTATGTACAAACTCCAGTTAATAACCCAATTACAATTATAAAAGAAGCATCAAAGGCGTCTATAATGCCTACAGAATATTCTGGGCAATTTGTACCATTATCTTTAGAGGCTAAAGATTTAGCAGAGATTGCTAATAAGTTCTATCAAATGAAATGGAACGCTATGGATATGGACGCTATTAATAATGAGGCTGCAGATTATGCTTACTTGTTAGGTACATCAGGCGTATTATTTGGTTGGAATAAAGATATTACATCAAGTGAAGACGTAGGAAGTATGTTAAATCCTAAAAAGCTTGTACCTTTACAAGCAAAAGTATATCACCCTACAAATATCTTTCCAGACCCAAGTGCTACTACTGTAGATGAAATGTCTTATCTATTCTTTGCAGAAAGAAAATCTAAAGCGTTCTTAAAATCTATTCCTAGATTTCAAACAAGACTAATTGCTATAGATTCTGCAAATGATACTACAGGATATACTGATGCTAACTACATTAGAGATAAAGGTAAACAACAAAAAGATGATATCGTTACATATCTTGTATGTTATAAAAAGGTTTTAAGACCTAAACCAGATATTAACGGAGTCCCTACATTAACACCATCTGTAGATATTATTTACATGGCAGGTAGAGAAATTTTAGATGTAGCTTATGATATTCAACCTAACTGTATACCTTTTGTACCACTATATGATGAAAAAGTACCTAATAACTTCTGGGGTATTTCTAAATGTTACAAAGTATTATCATTATATTTAGCATTAGTACAATTAGATTCTACTGAAGCTACTGGTTATTTTAAAAATCAAAATCCTACAGAATTTGTAAATTCTATGTCAGGAATAAATGTAGCTGATTATCAAAATAAACGTAATAATCCAGATAAAGCTTATGTAGTTAATTGTGACCCAGATAAAGTACAAGCATATTCTAAACGTCCAGAATTACCAAAAGATATAGGCACATTTAGGGATTATCTTATTAAGTCTATACAACAAGTATCTGGCGTAGATGCAGTATACCTAGGACAATCTTACGGTTCTATTCAGACTACTGGTGGTGTACAACAAGCTACTGATAGAGCTACAATGAGAGACAATAATCGTCTAAAAACAATAGATAAATTTATTAGACGTGAACTTGAACTTATTACTCAATTCTATATTTGTAATGGTAATAAAGAGTCTTTCAGACCTATGCCTAATAGGGTAGACCCTAAACAACAAATGTCTAATGAATTACAATTTGATCCAACATCATTATTCAATAGACAAGATATTGTAATAGATGTTCAAAGTGCTGCTCCACGTTCTAAAGCATCATATGAAGACGGTGCTAAACAGTTAATGGAGCTTCAAATGAAGTATTTACCTAATGAAAAAGGATATCCAGATTTTATAACACCAATAGAAATGGTATCTTTCTTGAATATACCTTTATCAGAAAAAACAGTTATCCAAGAACGTATGAAAATACAAATGGAAAACATGAAATTAGAAGAATACACTGCTGTTGTTACAGCTTTAGGTAATTTAACTGCAGGAGGTATGGAGCCTGAAGAAGCTTTAATGCAGATTGTACAGCAAATGACTCAATCTCCAGTAGGACAACAACCTGCTACAAATCCTAACCCTGGAACACCAATGCAAAATTAATTTTATTATTTGACAATATTCGTTCAATAATCTATAATATGAATTAAGGAGGAATCTTACATTATGAATGAAAATCAAAATTTATTTGCAGATATCCCAAATTTAGGAGATGCTCAAGGTTTACAAACTTTTATGGAAAACCAAGCAATGTCTGAAATGGGTATTACACCTGCACAAACTCAACCTGAAGTTCAACCTCAAGTTGGACAACAACAACCTCAAGGTACACAACAAGTGCAACCTACACAAGGTAATCAACCTGCTCAAGGTTCACAGCCTCAAACTCAACAATATTCTGCAGAGGATATTCAAAGAATCATTGCTGAAAATCAAATGTATAGGGCTCAATTTCAAAATCAAAATCAACCTAGAGTACAGCAACCAGTTATGCAACAACCTCAACCAAGAGTTCAAGCAAATCCACAATTAAATCAATTAATTGCAAATGCTTTAGCTCAAGGATATACTCCAGAGCAAATCTATGCTGCTATCAATAATAAACAACCAAATTTAAATTCAAATGCTCAATTAGAGGGCAAATTGAATCAAGTTGTTGATTATTTAGCTAGACAGCAATATGAACAAGAGCGTAATGCTTTCGTTGATAAGATGACTGCTTTCGGAGATAAATGGGGATTAAGTGAACAAGATTTAGTTCTTTTTGCAAATACAGCATTAGAAAAAGGTATGAATGTTGCTACGGTAAAAGATGTAGAAGCCGTTTTCCGTGCAATATATCCTGAACAATATGCTTTACGTTTACAACGTATGCAAAATCAATCTGGTTCACAAATCTATGGTGGTGCAGTTGTACAAGAAGCTCCTAGGGCTGCTCAAAGTAAAATTGAAGACGCCTATGTAGAGCAATTCTTACAAAACACTATGCCAAACCAATATAGAAACTTTAAGAAATAGGAGGAATACATTAATCTATGGAAAACATTTCATTAATTAACAACACTTCAGTTTATCGTAATCCAGCACCTCAATCTCCTTTACAAGGTCCAAATGTGTTACAACCTGCTGCTGTATACAGTAAGATTATGTTAAGAACCATTGAGTTAACTGAAGCTGATTATGTGTTTGATAGTATCGCAGAAGAAAGATTAATGCCATCTAACAATGGTGCTAATGAAATCGTATTTAAGCGTATGTTATCTTTAGCAGCACATACTCAACCACTTGCTGAAGGTTTACCACCTGCATCTGACCAAGGCAGAATGGTAGCAATCAAAGCTTCTACAAAACAATACGGTCGTGTAATGGAGTTTACTGATAAGGTAAATTGGGCAGTAGTTGACCCTCTTATCTCTGAGTATACTCGTCAATTATCATTAAAGGTACCTGAAACAAAGGATATCTTGGCACAACAAGCATTATTAGCAGAAAGCCAAACTTTCTATGCTTGTGAAAAAGAAAAAGAAGGACAAGACAGTGATATTTTAGTTCCAAAAGCATATGGTTCTATTACACATATTACTAAACTTACTCCTGATTGCTCTCCAACTATTGACGATTTCCGTAAAATCGTATTATCTATGGAAGCAGCAAAAGTTAGACCTTTAAGAGGTTCAAACTTCTTAGTATTATCTTCTCCTGCAGTATTATTTGATTTAATTACTGATAAGAGAGTTAAAGAGTTTATGAAGTATACAAATACAGGAACTTCATATACTACAGATATGGTAATTGATTTATTCTCATTAGCATTTAAGAAAGCAAAGACTATTAAAACTGATAATACTTTCATTAATGCAGATGGTGTTACATGTTATCTATATCACTCTCCAGCATTTATTCAAACAGCAGCATCTGGAAATACTCCAGCTGTAGTTGCACCAGCAAATATTATCACAACTGTAGATTTAACTACAGTATCTAGTGCTACTACATTTAATGCAACAGTAACTTTCCTAGAGAAAGATGCTAATGGTGCATATAAGTATGCTGATCAAGAATTATCAGGATTAACTTTAGCAACATTAACTGCTAAAGGTCCTTATGATGTATTAAATGTTCATCACTCATTTGTATTAGGTGAGGAATGTTTATACAGAATTGGTATCGAAGGACATTCTCAACCTCAATTCATTAAAAAGGAATTAGGTTCTGCAGGTACTAATGACCCATTGAACCAAAGACAAACTATTGGTTGGAAATTAGATGCTATTGGTTACAAGGTTGTTAATTCAGATGCAGTTGTAGATTATATGTCTATTCCTACTCAATATAAAGTAAATGTTAATGCTAGACCTGATTACAAGAATCAATTCACTGATTACTATTATGGTTATGCTGATGTTGATGGTAACTACTATGTTCCTGAACAAGTATATCAAATGGTAAGTAATGGTGAAGTTGTATACTATGTAAAAGGTACAACTACAACAGTTTCTCCAGTTAAAATGACTAATATGGTTAAACCAGTTACTACTGGACGCTATATGGCAAATGGTAAGAAACCAGTTGTAGTAGGAAATGTTCCTACAATGCAATATGCTTTAAAGGCTAACCCAGCTATTAGATTTATTAAAGACCAAGTAGTTAAACATACTAATGGTAAATTCTATATCGCAGGACTAGCTGGTACAGCATCTGCAGAATGTGTTGAACTACCTTATACATCTAATAGTTATACAATTTCTGTACCAAAAGGTGATGGCACTGGCATGGAAACTGTTAACCCAATCGTTGATGGTGGAAATGTAAATGCTACAGGTAGCAAAGACGTAGACAACGCCTAAATCTAAAATAAATAAGGAGATATTTTATGGAAAACAAACCAGTTAAAAATAACAGCCCTGTTACTGGTGCAGAGGCTGACGTAAGATTCTCTGGACAAGAAACTCAGCCTGGTGTAACAGCCAGTGCTGATGTTCTTGCTAAAGCTTTAGAAGAATCTAATATGGTTATCGAACAGCTTAAAAGAGAAAACAGTGAGCTAAAAGCACAGTCAACATCTAATAAATCAGATGATGCCCTTACTAGACTAGCAAATTTACTAGAAAGTATTAGAGCACCTAAACCTGAACAAGGTCCAACTGTTGAAGATAGTATTAATAGAGTATCAGACTTTAATAGCCAAAAATTAACAGTTGACAATAGAAGCTTTATTGAAGCTCAAGTTGCAGTAAATGAGTTCCGTGCAGAAGAAAAAGTACCTGTTAGAATAGAAAAAAGTTATGCTAACAAGTTCGGACCTTCTGTTGCAGTATCTGTAAACGGTATTCGTGTAAGTGTTCCTTGTGATGGAAAAACATACTTCATTAATAAAACCCATGCTATGCATATTGCAGAGCGTATTGCTAAAGTTGAAACTTATGAAGCCTCTGAA